ATTACCCCCAGATGCTCCTACCGCACCTGCTTGTGATGTATCATATCTTATAACAACAAATCCAGAGCCACCTGCCGCTCCTGCACCAGAGGTAGCACCTCCACCTCCACCACCTTGACCAAGATTAGCAGTACCTGCTGAGCCGGGACCACCTGAAAAAGGACCACCGGGTTTACCTGCAGCATATGTGACGTTTGAACCTGTTGAATAATCATTGGTAGAACCTGCTCCCCCACTTCCTCCGGGTCCGTTTCCTGCACCATTTTGACCAACGGCACCAGCACCGCCACCACCGCCTCCTCCTCCACCTTTGTTGTGGACTAAGAAGCCATTTGCAAAGTACTCATGGTCTCCATCAAGGGCAAAATTGTAAATGGGTGTGTTATCTGGTACTTCTTTTGTTGCTATTGCAGTTACAATAGTATCATTGCCATTATGACCTATGATGGTATCGCCTATTTGTAATTGCCCTATCTCACCAATATTCATAGTATAAGGACTAATTTTAAAAGTTCCCTTATAATTTTCATTCGACATTTTAGAGTTAACTGATTTCCAACCATCTGTGGTTTTGAGTGGGTGGTCTTCTGTAAAAAAATATTCACTATGATTTATAGATACAAGCTTTCTACCATTGGTACTCATATTATTTTTGAGTTCTAAAACCTCATTTGATTTTGAATCAAACCTATGTACCTTATCGCCAACTTGTACATCTTCTATATTTTTAAAAGATTGTGGTGCATTATTGCCCTCTTCATGCATCATAACTTGAGTACCTGCTATGAAACAGTCTGCTCCACCACCTCGACCACCATTATTTCCTTGAGATGGACTTGTAGGAGGCGAGTTACCACAACCACCAAATGGTATGTAAATGTTGGCATTTGAACCACCTCCACCTCCACCAGATGCACCATCCATACAAGGGTCATCAATACTTTCTGGTGGTAATTTTTCATATGCAGTACCACCTCTACCACCACCATTAGATACTAGACAAAGTCCACCACCTACGATAGATGAATTTCCACCTTTGGCATTTGGGCTACCACCTGCACCCCCTGCCCCAACAGTAATAACATAAGTTTCTCCTGCAGTAAGTTCTTGGCAAGTGAAGGTTCTGAAACCTCCTCCACCTCCACCACCTCCTGCACGACCTACAGGTGCTCCTGGTGCTCCACCACCTCCTCCTCCAACAATTAGAAGGTCAGCATTATATGGTGGTAAACCTCCACCACCAGCCCCAAATCCATTTATGTTATAACCAAAACCAGTCATTCTAAAACCTACTCGTCATTAGCAGCATCAGTTGTAAAGAAAAGTTGTATACCTAACAGTCTTGCATCTCCAGTTTGTGTATCGCTACCTGATGTAGCCTCTCTGTGAATTTGAAAGTATACTTGCTCACCTGCCGCAGGCGAACCTGCTATAGTTACTGCACCACTTTCAGCAGTAACATCTAAATCATTTGATGTGCCACTATGTGCTTTGGCAGTTGTGCTAATGGCAGTTCCAAATGCTGTATTGATAGAATCATTATCTGCAATCGATACCCCTGCTAACCTCCATATAACTGCTCCTGTATCTGTTCCAGTTACAGTAAAAAATGCCTTATATGTAACTGTTCCTTCATTCCATGATTTAGGAAAGGCAATAGAAAATTGTGCAAATTCATCTGAAGTTGGGTCAAAATCTAAAACTTTTATTTCTGGGCCGTTTGAAAGCTCGACTTGTGTGATTGATTCACAACCATTTGTTGTATTTGGGTACATAGAATTAGCTGGAATCCATATTGTTTCTGTGCCTGCAACCTTAACTGCATCACCATCTGCTGTTGCTGAGCCTGTTATAGCAACTCCAGTTGATGTGGTTTCAAATTTTTTACTATTGTCGAAAAACAATTTAACTGCATCATTGTTTTGAAATCTTCCCATAAATTCAGAACCATTCATAATACGAACTTCTGTGCCATCTGAATCTAAAATTAAATTACCAGTACCAGTGTCTAGTATGTAACTGTCAGAAGCATCATGATAGATTTCTAAATCATTTCCAGTACCTAAACGAATTTTTTGGTTATCTGGAAAATTTACAAATCCACTACTATCTGCAGTCACTGTTTTTGATGCCTCTACTGCTCCTAATGTGCTAACGTCATTGTAATTTAGCTCTGTAGCAGTTGCAGTTACAGATGTTCCACCTATCTGTAATGTTGTGGCATCTATTGTTCCAACATTTAAATCAGCAAAAGCGTCTGTTACCGCTGCTGTTGCCCCTCCACCATCTAAATATACTGCTTTGGTAGCTCCAGTTGGAATTGTGACATTTGCTCCACTACCTTGAGATATGTTTATAGACTGACCACCAGTTGTGGCGTTTTCAATAAACTGAAGCCTTGAGACAGTATTTGGTGCTATAGTTAATGTTCTTGTCGCAGTTAATGTTGCTGACGATGTAACTTTAAAATACATCGCCCTAGCAGGATCACTTGCTCCATCTGCTACTGTTGTTGTAGCGTCTGCATCTGTAGTAAAACAATCTTGAGTAGCAAAACTTAATCCCTCACCTATTAACTCCAAGTTAAGGTTGGTTATAGTTCCCCAAGTACCACTAGCATCGCCAGTACCTAATTCATTAAGCCTAAGGTCATTAACATATGTGCTTGCCATGTTAGTCTATCCTTACTATTGCTGTAGTCCCTGCTGCTGGAAAAACAATTCTAAATGTACCACTAGAAACTGTAAAATCACCACCAAAATTTAACACTGCTATAGATTTATCAGCATTAGTGGAATTGTAAATTAAAGCCCCTGCTGCAGTAAAGCTTGCACCTGTCCATGTTGGGTCATCTGCATCAAAATAAGCAGTTCCACCTGAAATTGAACCATTTGCAGTGTCCACTGTTTGGTTTGTTAATGTAACACCACCTGCAGTGTAGCCAGTTCCAGAAACCTCGTTAGTTGCACTATATGCAGTTGTGGTCGCATTTATTGTAGCAGAACTCGTGTAAAGAGCTATCTTTATGGTGTCTGACGCTAAATTGTGACCTTCCTGCAATACTTCATCTTTAAATGAAGTTGTCATTGCTTGTGTTATAGCCATTTGTTAAATACCTCCTTCGTATTCTGCTCTATAATTACGTTGCATTTCTTGCTGAAACAACGCTATTGCTTCATCAAACTGTGCTTTATACAAGTTTACACTATCGGGTGCCTTTAGAAAAGAGGAACTTTCATATAGGCAAGCTGACAATAAAACTTGCTCTGCATTATCTCCTATCCAATTATTTGCATTGGAAACAGATAATCCTGTTTCTAGACCCACAAAATCTACCTCATAAGCAAGTGTTGCTGAAGGTACTGGGCCCAGTAATATTGTTATACCACTTGTGTCTGCATCTTTTGTAGCGTACATAAATGGTGTTCCTTGAGTAGATGCATTTGGAACATAATCTCTTAGATATGAATCTATCCTATGTTTTAAATAAATTACATCACTATCAGCTTTTGTTACTGATACTTGTCTAATCATTCTAGCATTGGCAACTGAGTATTCTGCAGTGCCAATAACAAGGTTACCTGATTGTTTTTGTCTATAACAAGGTAAGCTAGGCAATCTAGCAAATATCATAGCCTCAGCTTGTGTTATTATGTCTGGTATAGAGTTCTGAAACTCTGTACTGTCATCTTCCATAAAATTTTGTATATCTGATACTAAGTTTGTATAATTCATTTATTCACCCCATGTTCCTTCACTCCAAGCACCTTCTCCCCATGCAGTATTAATTGATACTGTAAATGTTCCAATAGCTCCTGTTCCAGCCAATCCAGTTTCAATAGCTTCAGATACACCAACTTCCTCACCAATGTTTCCAGTTGCACCTAAACCAGTTAATCCAGTGACTTGTAATTGTACATTACCATTGCCAGTCTCGTTAGTAAATCCAACTGCTCCAGTTCCTGCAACGCCAACTTCATTTATTTCTAATTGTATAGTTTCGCTACCTATTGCACCAGTTCCTGCGACACCTGTTTCAGTAAGTTCTGATTCTGGTGTATAAACTCCAATAGCACCAGTTCCTGCTTGACCACTTGGATTTGCCTCTTGTTCGAATGTTTCTGTTCCAATAGCTCCTGTTCCAGACACTCCAGTTGCATTCACATCCAGTGTTATAAATAAAGTAAATGTTCCAATAGCACCAGTGCCTGCTAACCCAGAGACTGATTTAGATGCATCTGTTATTATACCCAAATAACCAATTGCACCTTTACCTTTTAAGCCAACGCCAGTTTGTGAACGCTCAATTTTTGATGCAAATATGTTTTGGGAATAGCCATAATATATCTCTACATTTTCAGGATCATTATCTGGTCGTGGTTGAAATAATGCAGTAGCGTCTACAACATTTTTGGCTGGCGTTAATTGTGGATGCTTCGGTTCCCATTCGCTAGGCTCAACTCGCAACCCATCCCAAGTTGTCTTAAGATCAGTATATTTAATCTTAAAACCACTTCTATCGCTTATCGCTACAGATTTTTTGCCACTAGCAAGTTTCGCCATTATGTTATATTCAACGCTGTTGGTTGAACCCTCAAGCTAACTCCATCATTGTCACTCGATGCCGCAAAGTTAAAAGACCTTTCATACATCTCGTTTAATATCTGAAATTTCTCTGGTGCATACTTCATAGCTAGTTTTGAAGCTAATCCTGCACATATAGTGTCATT